CATTAAATTGACCGGGGGTGTAGCCGGGGGTGAATTGACCTGCCTGATAGTTGGTTTGCACCGGAGTCGGGTTAAACCCTGCGGCAACTTGACTGCCACGATTGGTCGGCTGAAGGCCTACGGTCGTTGCCAGCTCGGTCGCCAGACCGGTTTGGCCCGGCTGTTGCAGACCAGCAATACCTTGCATGGCTTGGCCTTGCAATGGCGAAAACTGCGCAAGCCGCTGGCCCGGATAGGCCTCATACGGGCGCGTGCTTTCATACATCCCACGCTCAAGGAGCTGGGTGTAATATGGTTTTGCATATTCAGGCAGATTACTTGTTGTCTGCGTGACTTCAGATTGTTGTACGCCGCTACTGCCGCCGCCTTTGCTCATGGCTTAAACCTCTTCTCAAATACGGTGTAGGCTTTGTCGAATCCGTCTTTCTCAAGCCATTTCCAGAAGCCAAATCGAGCGGTAGCTTCTATCCCGCCGCATCCTGCGTCCCCAGCAAATCGATTGAGGACTTCAAGAAGTTTAAATACCCACTCTTCTATATCTTTCCCACCCAGAAACTCCACAGAGAGCATCTTCTTGGCGGGGTAGTCAACAACGCTTGTGACGGCAACGCAATTGATTGACTTGGTTTCATCAAAAACAACCCAGAGGTGCTTCTGGCCTGCGACCAGATTACTGTAGAGGTGGCCCATAGTCCATCGACCATTAGACCTCTCAACAGCAGGAGCAAGCAGTCCTTCAACTTGCTCCCACACCATCTGAATGTGGAGCGGGGGAACGAGAGCAACAGTTGCCTGCTCTTCGCTCATCCCATCAGTTCCTTCATCGGTTTCGGCTGTTCCGGAGTACCATTCTTGCTGACCCGGATGGATTCAATCAGGTCATCAAAGAACTGTGCGCCACCGCCGGTATTGCCATCGCCAGCCGCCGAGACGACATCTGCCGGGATGATGTACTCACCGGGAGAGACCGCGACCGGACGGCCATCGGAGATGGAGCCTTGCACCATGTCATCCATGCCACCGCCGGGGCCATCGACCAGACCCTGCGTTTGAGCGCCCGGCTGGACGCCCTGCAAGACTTGTTCACGCAGTTGCATGAAAGCCTCTGGGCCATATTCTTCGACAAACTTGTTGATGATGGGTTCCGGGTTTTCGATTTCGCCTTTAATGGCCGAGATGGTGCTTTGCACCAAATTGTCGTATTCGCCTTGGAATGGATTGACAGTGGCCTCGACAGCCGGGTCAACAGGGTCAACCATGCCACCTTCAGCAAATTGACGGTCTGGCATCTTTGCAAGTTCTTCCCGCCAGTATTCGTCTTCACTCGGAGAAAGGCTGTCAATAAAAGATTGAATGTCTGTCTGGGCAAATGGATTGGTTGGGCGATAGGGATTATCAAATGAACTGCCACCGGGAATGATGCTTCCAATATCTCTTCCTGATGTCGTATTTGAACTTGGCTGAGCGTTAAAATAATCGTATGATGGGCCAACTGAGCCACTTAATCCACCACCGCTGTCTGGCGATTGAATGCTTGGGGCAGTTCCAAAATATCCGCCAGCATCAATTGGTCTGGTAAAATTTCCACCAGAAAAATCTCCGCCAGTCGGTCCAGAACCAATACTGCCGATAATATCAGCAATATTGACGCCTGCACTACCACCACCGACTCCGGGAGATGTGCCACCGCCTCCGCTAATTGGAGGAGTCACTACGCCAGTGCCACCGCCGGTACTCGGCGCGGCTTGTCCAAAGAACATGAACTCAGGCGAGACGCCCGGCGCATAGCCAGAGCCACCGCTATACAGGGCGTTGTAGTCAAAGGCCGGAGGGGTATTCACTACCGTGCCACGCAGACTGGACTGGATGCCAGACGGACTGCCGTACTTGCCGTACAGTTCATTGACATACGCACCGTAATCAGGCTGTACATCTTTTGAAGCGCCTTTCTTAATAATCGATGCGATAGAGCCACCTTCAGCATAGTCCACTTGACCGCCAGCAAACATGCCGTAGTCAGTACGGACGCGCTCCAGCGCACGGAGGATGCCTTCGCGTGCCATCGAGCCTTCTTTCTCTTGCTCGCGCTTGAAGTTTAAATTGCTTTCTTCCATCGCTTTCTGAGCGCGGATACCGGCATTGGTTCCTTCGCCGATATACATCGGGAGGAACGATTCCGGCTTGGTAAGATTTTTTATAAACTGGCCCGGTTCTTTAAATGGAGCCATGAGTCCTTCAGTAAAAGTCGGCTTTGCATTGACGACATTCTGAGGCGCATTAAGGCTCATAATTCCTTTTGCGGCTTCAGGATTCACAATGCTTGGGGTTACGCCTTGCTGAAAGTTTCCAATCTGCGCATTGGTAGCGCCAGTTCCGGCATAGTTAGCTACAGCAGTATCTGTTGCTTGAGGTAGCATTCCGCCCTGTATGCCTTGGGCGGCGGCATCGGCGGCGGCTTTTTCAGCGGCAATTTTTGCGGCTTCAGCGGTGGCATTAGGAATTGCGGCGGCGGCAGTAGGCGCGGCAGTTCCAGTGGCGGCGGCAACATCGCCAGCGGCACCAGCGGCGGCACCAAGACCTTGCATCGCGGAACCCAGACCGAAGCCTGTGATACCAGAGATAAGACCTTGTTCTAAGTCACCCGTTGCAAGTGTCGTTGCAAGACCAGAGCCAATAGCGCTACCAGCAAGCGTACCGAGTCCTCCAAGCAAGCCTGCGCCTGCGGCGGCAGAGCCAAGCATTGAACCGATAAGAGGAGCAAGAAACAGAAATGCTTCCGGTTGACCGGTAACGGGATTGATAGTGAGCTTTCCGCCGGGAACGAGAGATGCAATGCCCGCCACCTCAATCGGATTCATGTGGACAAGCATAGTATCGCCATATCGTCCGTGTTTGGACAATTGGTCGGCAACATGTTTTAACGGCGGATTGTTCATAGCAACTCCTATGGTTGCGGTTAGTTTATTGTGAATGAAGCCCGTTTAAATATCAATGGGGTAGTAATTGCACTTGCTATCATGTCATTTGTACTCATATCATTGCGACTCAATGCGTGAAACATAGGTCATGGTCAAAATGATTGAGGGGATGGCGGGGATGTTCCCAGACTCCGGTGCCGCCAGAATGACGACAGCGGTGTCAGGAGACTGCCATGCCAGTTCAAAATATTCGCCTGCCTTGATGTCAAGCAAAAAATTCCATGCCGCGACAATTTCGTTGTTTGGGCCGTCAATGACAATTTTGGTTGCCGAATATGGCACATTCTGTCCGTTTACACGGGGCCAAATATACACATCTGAAGCGCCACCGCCGGTTTTGTCGAGCTGGACCGAGAACTGGATGTTATACAGGCCAGTAGCACCAATGAATATACTGGATGTCGGAGAACCCCTGCGTATCTGGAACTCACTGACAACAGAGTCGTATGTGAATAGGTTGACAGCATCGGCCACCGGGTTGGTTTGAGTCGTTGTGTCGTAGTATGATGCGTGACCTACCGGTGCGTTAATTTCCGAGGCAATGGTGTTAAAGAACAGCTTCAGCGTATTGCCAAACTGGTCTTGATACCGTTGCTCGTACTCCCGTGGGGCGTTCGGGAGGTTGGGAGGAAGGAACAATGCCGCGAATAACGCTCATCGGCGTCCATCCGGGCGAATGTCAATACGCATCGCACCCATCTGCCATGACGAGCCAAGGCCGTCTGAGGAGACGCGGAACGACATCTGACGGCCACGGATGCGCGTGTAAACTTGGCCGGTGTATTGCTCAATAGGAATGGTAGCAGTCCGGGTGACAGTGGGACTGTCGCCAGTGGTGTAATTTGAACCAGAATTCTGTCGCGGTTTGACCGTCAGAGTCACTGACGGACTGCTACCAGTTGAACCAACAAACTTCATGTCTGGGATGATGCGCCAGACGAAGCCCATATTGTGACCGTCTCCAATATCAAAGTCAGAGCTTTCGATATAGGCATCAATAGGCTGTGAAACACCTGTCGAATTGTCATCACATCCGAATTCATGGAACATGACCTGATTCGGGACATTAAATGTTGCAGACGAATAAGCGATATGCGAAGCCGCAATAGTTCCTTTGTAACCACGAATGCAGTCGCTAAGGATATTGTTGCTTGAGGAACCGTAATAGATAATTTCAGAATCAATCTGGATTTCGCCAGAAGAAGGATACGATGACGCATCCAACAGAGTGATAGAAGTATCTGTTGACAGGATGCTTGATGACAAGTAAGAGTTTTGAACGCTGAATGACAGCAATGGATAGCCACGGGTCGAATGCTCAGACCATGCCGAGCGATTCAAGTTCCCGTAATACCAGACATTTTCTACATAATTGAAGATAACATAGCGGTCGTTTAGCAGGCTTCCGGAAGATGGATAGAACCACCAGACCTCATTAAAACCCTCGTTGCTTCCACACATTACTTGCGTAAACTGGTCTTTGTTTATGTCACTAAACACATACTCTCGAACTGAGCATGGAAGCGTTTCAACACGACCGGAATACACAAAGAACTTGTCAGTTCCCATCCAATACACAACATTATTGATAGAGGTGCAGGCATTTTGGGAAGAAATGCTAATGTCTTGGTCAAGTAAGGTTAAGCCCCATACAAATGGTGGCCCAAGGTACTGCATTGAATACACGGCTGTATTGGTGAAAACGACAATTTCCTGACGGGTGCTAACGCCTGTAACAATGTATGAACCATGAGATAGGGGAACCTCGCCAGACTGGTTGGTAATCTGGGGTACCCACTCATAAGCGCTATCTTGGTCGGTCCAGCGCACCAGCATTGGGTTAAACGGCTCAGTAAAGTTAGATGGATTATATGGGTTGGAGCCAAGGGCAATAACGAAATTATTGACCGGGGAATCAATCACCATAAAGACATCGTTCGGAACATGTCGTCCAGCATAGCTTGCTGTAACGGATGTTAGCGTTCCTGAGCTGGTCGTGGCGCTAGATAAAGTTAAAGACTGTCCGCCGGTCCATGATGTGGTGACATAGGCTCCAGAGGGGATTCCGCTACCAGCGATTACGGAGCCAGTGCTTATGAAGCTGGCATCTGACACCACAATGGTTGTGGAACCAGAGGCAAATGTCGCAAAGGTCGTTGACTTAGTTGTGTCATTGGCTTTGGATTGAAGCGTAACAGCTTTTTCCCAGTTCGTGGAATCAAGTTCCCAAAAGAATATTTCGCCTTCCCTCTCGGCAAATATAAGGTCATTGCCATAGTTAAACATCGACCATATCCGCATTGGCAAACCAACGGCCACTGACGAACCCCAAGTACCAAGGCTCCACGGAGGGCCACCCCAGCCAAGGCCGTTGCCATAGCTGGCCGTGCCTGCGTTTATGTCATAGATTGCCCGGACTGTTGAGCCGCCACCGGTTGCTGTTGATGTAGCAACGCTTGACGCCACTATCCCGTAATGGTTGGCGTCTGGAATATCGACCACTTCATAAGAGCCATCTATGGTCAAACCGCCGACCGCTGTTGCGCTACTGAAGCTAACATAGGTATTGAGGGCGGTGCCATGCGCCGTTGCAGAGACAGCAACCAACAGGCTTCCGCTGGTAGTTGTGAACGGATTGGTTCCCAGAGTGAGGGACGAGGCTATCGGAGTGATGTCGTTATAAACGCCGCCAGACTCAACATAGACCTTTTGGTTGGTTCCAACGCCCATTAACTGTTGGTTTAAACTCGTTGTATAGTCCCAAAGGATTCGGGAAACACCCTCATAGGTATTTGTACTGGTGGTAATGTTCTGCCAGCCGCCGATTTTCTGAGGCATACCCCATCGGAACCGGATTTTATCGCCAGCGTAATAGCCACCTTCGTTTGCGTAGGTGGTGATTTCCCGGTTAATACCGGGTTTAAACTCAAGTTTACTTAGTGGCATCCGAAACTCTCCGCCATTCGGGCTTTGTGTCGCCACGGGAGAAATGAGGAGTATCAACGAGTTTTATGCCGTTTCCACCCCAAGAATTGAGCGGGTGCAGGGATTCCCAAAAAAGACCAAGGGGAGCCAGAGTGTTCTTGTCGTAAGTCAATTTGCCGTCTTTAAAGAAGTTTAAATCGATTGCCCGGCGCTGAAGGTGCAGACTGTTCATTGTCCGGCTACGCCCGGTCTTAATGTAAATCTGCTGTTGTTCAGGTGTGCGGGCCAGCTCGCCACCCGTGACCACAAAGCCCATCTCAGTGGCTTTGAGAATCAAAGTAGCGGCGTGAAGGAGGAATTCGGCTTGGCTGTCAACGGCGCTCATTTCATCAGCCTCTTGAGTTCTTCAGCCTTGTCCTTGCTACCAGATGAGCTACCGAAGTAATAAGCAGTGACTTGGGTGGCAATCGCGGTCAACGCGCCGAGGACATAGACAAGTATGTCTTTACGGCTGGGTTCGACAGGGGATTTGTCAAACATAACAATGGCAAACAAGATGAAAGTCAGACCAATAACGGTTAAAGCCAGCACAGGAGTCACAATTTTGTTCAAAATTGGTGCATCTTTTGAGGTGGCAATCGAGCTTTCACGGTCGCGTGCGCTGTCCACATCACCAAGATACATTTCCAGTTGTTGCAGGCCGAGCTTATCGGACTCCAGCTTGAGCTTCAAAAGCTCTTCTTCATGCTCCATTTCAGCCTGTTTAAGACGAATGATTTCGTCAGAAGTCATGTCAGGTTTTAGCTCGACACCCAACTTCTGCTCTACCCAGTCCTTGCCTTTAGCAAGAACGGCGTTGCCAACAAGGTTTAAACCATTGCCAAGAAGTGGTTTAAGGATGGCGGAGAGAACTGCTGGAATTGCCATATTAGCCTCCTAGAAGCTGTTTTATGGTATCAATCAGATAGGCGTACCCGGCAATCAAGGTAACAATAAGCCCTCCGCCAATCTTTAAATACATAGACTCGATTCTTTTCAGGCGAGCGTTGACGCCCGTCATTTGTTTTTCAATGCCCTCATAACGCACAGCACAAATGTCTTCGTGGGCGTTTAAGCGGGTTTGTACTTCCTGTGGGGTCATCTGAGACGACATCTTGCCTGTCCTTATAATTGGTAAAAAATAAAGTTGTCAGCTTAAAAACAATTTCTTAGGTATTTCTTAGGTATATGCAAGTACAATTTCGCCTCTTCCACCAGCACCGCTGTCAATATCATTTGTCAGGTTTCCGCCAGCGCCGCCAGCGCCCGGAACATCGCCCGTGCCGCTAGGAGCCACACCACCGGTAGCAAGCGCAGAATCGCCACCATTACCAGAAAGAGTTCCATCTCTGTTTTCGCCCGGATTGCCAGCCGTGTTGGTGTCACCGCCAGACGCGCCGCCACCGGCACCACCTATTCCAGAACCGCCACCACCACCGCCGCCCGTAGAGGATATGCTAACGCTTCCTCCGGAAACCGTTCCACTGACCGTGGATGAGCTTCCGGGGTTTCCTGCTCCAGCAGAGCCAGTCCTGAGCGCACCTGCCGCTCCGACCGCATACGACAGCGTGTTGCCGCCGGTTACAGCGATTGTTTTTATGGCGTACCCACCGCCACCGCCACCAGCGCCACCGTTGGTGGCTGAACCAAGACTACCGCCACCGCCGCCTGCCGTAACCTCAATGACAACCTGAGTAGCACCGGTTGGAACAGTGTCGGTTCCGCTACCCGTGGTGTAGGTGCGAGTGACTGGGGTGAAAGCAGTCCCTCCGTAAAAGTTTGACAAGCTAATAGTTCCTGATGTGGGAATGTTAATGTTAGCTGTCGTATTTGGTACTAAGCCACCGCCACGGTAATACTCATTTATCCCAATAGGGTTAGAGCCGCCAAATTCCGTCTGGATTTGGGCGAGGGTAATAGTTCCTGATGCGGGAAGTGGCATTTTGACTTCCTATTACGGCTGTTCGGGGTCAGCGACCGGAGGAGCAGGCTCTTCCACATCAGAGGCTTCAGCAGGAGCCGCCCACGGCAGACCTTGAGATACAGGCGGGTTCTTTTGGTTCGCAATGTTCTGAGCAAGCGCGGCTTCCGTAGCATCTTTGTCAACACCAGAATCCCAGCACCATTCAAGCACTTCGGCCTGAGTGACATCAGCGTATGGAATGGTTGGCGTACCTTCAGCCCATGAGCAGGTAGAGTAGATGGATGCGGTGTAGTCACCATCGACTGCGTTTGCGGTCCAGTGGGCGGTCGTGATGTATCCGTCTGCGGTGATGTAGTCGGTTTGGGTGATAGTCCAGTTGTATGCAATAGTCATGTTAGCTTCCTATTAAGGTTGTTCGGAGTCAACGACCGGAGGAGCAGGCTCTTCCGATGGGGCAACAGGCTCTTCTTCGCTCGGCCCAAATGAGTATGGACGCACAGGGACATGAATATGCCCAATCCACGGAAATTCATTGGCCTGAACATCCTTGACCTGAGATTTTGAGGCGTCAATTTGACGCTGGATGGCATCCTCCACACGGTCTTTGTATTCACCGACCACTTCGGCCTGAATCCATCCAATCACCGTGTCTTGGTCTAAATTGGCATATGGCACAAAGTTATGAAGCTCTACATTCTCTAGTTTAAACGGAGTCGCACCGCTAAAAGTTCCAGAAATGCCATCTTCGTCCGTGCCAGTAAGCTCCCATCGGGTTCCGATGATTACATCTTTGGCTGACTCGCTGTTGGCTTTTTTGAGTCCTGTTAGCTTCCATTGGTATGTCATTGCCATGTTAGTTTCCTTTAAGTTGTTCAATGGTTAGTTTAAGTTCGTTGATTTGACCTTGTTGTTCCTTAACTGCTTCAATCAGGAGGGCAATGGTTGCGTTGTAATCAACGTCAACATTGTCTTTTACTCGGATGTCGGAGAATGCTGTGACATTGCCAGTAGCAACTAGATTGCCTGAACCATTAATTGTTAGTTTTTCAGTTCCGTCAACATTAAAAGAAATAATGTTTGAACTTCCATTAACAATCATTCGGTTATTGGCGTTTGCGCCGTATACGGCTGAAGGTGAAGCTCCTTGACCAAAACTAAAAATTGGTGTGCTTGCCGCGTTATACGCTACAAAGTTGTCATCACTTTGAAGTATAAAAAAAGCATTAGCAGTATTTGCCGCATTTCTGAAAGTTAATGACTTGTTGTTAGGAAGTGAAATAGCACCTGCGACATTTAGGGCAGTGCCTGTGTTGTTTGGGTCAAGGAAGTATGCTGAGTTGTTGATATCATAAAATGATGCGCCAGTAATGGCGTTTTCTGCGACAAACTCGCCAATATCTGTAAACTGGAATCTTACATTTGAATATGCGTTGTTAATTAACTCCAGAGTTCCAGTAGAGCCAATCCGAAAGTGTTTTGCAGGATTTGTTGCGCCTACCGATGAGTTATACAATCTGAACGCACCGCCATACCCACTGCCAATTGCATTGATAATACGAACTTCGCCACCAACATCCAGTGCAAATGATGAATCAGGCGTTCTTGCTATGCCGACACTGCCTGCGCTGTCGATGCGCATCCTTTCATTGCCACCATTGGTGAAAATGAAGTTTCCAGTAGAAGTCGAAGAAATCTGCGAGTTCCAACTACCCTGACTTTCAAGAGCAATAACAGCCGTACCAGATGATGCTTCGCTAACTACAAGCTTTCCAAGTGATGCTGTTGCGCCTGCTCCGACAAGCACCTTGCCAGAGCTGTCAATACGCATACGCTCTGTTGCGCCAGAGCCGTTGCTAAATACAAGACCGCCACCATTTTCAGAAGTTATGCGACCCTGCTCTCCACTAGTCGTGTTGCCAAGAAACAGATAGGAATTATTTGTTCCGCTTCCTATTGCGTAAAAGCCTGCATACCCACTAGTCGCGCTAGATTTTACAACGCAGTCTGCGCCACTTGCTTCTAGCCTGCTACTTGGCGAAGTAGTACCAATACCCAGATTGCCAGAGCTGTTTAGGCGCATACGGTCTGTGTAACTTTCGGAGCCAACAGCACCTGTGTATGTATAAAAACCAATTCCACCACTTGCAAAGCCAAGCATTAAACCACCGCCACCGCTTGTGCTTGCTAATTGAATTCCGGGGTCTGTTGTTCCACCCGCAACAATTTGTGCGTTTGGACTTCCGGGGCTTGTCGTAGTTCCGACCAACAGATTGCCTGCGCTGTCTATGCGCATACGCTCTGTACCGCTTGTGCTGAATGTAATAGGATACGCGCCTGAATGATACATATTCAAAGAATACGCGCTAGTCAAGCCACCGACTGAACTATCCAGTCCAACATAAGCAGTACCGCCAGAGTTTACCAGTTGAATTAAGTAGTACCAATACCCAGATTACCTGCGCCAGATAGCGTCATTAGGTCGGAAGCAGAATTAGTCCAAGCAAACTTATAGCTATTGTTTACTACAAATCGCGATGTTAAATCGCCCGTACTTATCGCAATTCCTATTGCATTAGTTGTACCAGTTTGCCATTGCTGAATGAAGTCGGTCGCGGCATTAGCAAAAGAAGCAGGCGCAGTATAGCTTGTGGTTACACGAGCAGATGTCGCAGTACTACCAATACTAAGATTTCCACTACCGTTTAATGTCAGCGCACTCCCCGTGGTCAGGACTTTGGAGCCGTTGAGGTAGGCCACGCCGTTGGCTGTGCCTCCGGAGAGGTTAAAGTTTCCAGACACAGTTCCACTGCCAATGCTTACATTGGTAATGCTGGCACTAGTTGATGTAAGTGTGCTAATTGTTGCACTAGTGGCAAAAAGATGAGTAATAGCGGCACTTGCGCCACGAAGTTGCGTAGTACCCGTTGTTCCAAAAGTAGTGCCGGTAACAGTGGTTATGCTTGCCGAGCCACCTGAGAAAGTAGTAGCCAGCAAATTGGTAATGGTTCCACTAGCAATGCTTGCGGTTGTAATGCTTGCCGAAGCGTAACCAAGCGTTGTACCGGACAAGGTTGCAATGGTTGCAGAGGTCGGTAACGGGAAGTTTCCTGTAGTCAGGCTGGTGACATTCAGGTTTGTTATGGTTGCGCTTGTTACAGTAAGCTGGCCGATAGCTCCACTTGCACCACGAATTTGTGATGCGCCCGTGGTTCCAAAAGTTGTGCCAGTAACAGTGGTAATGCTGGCAGAACCGCCTGAAAAGGTAGTTGCCAAAAGATTGGTAACAGTGCCGCTGGCAACGCTTGCGGTTGTGATGCTCGCAGAACCACCTGAAAAGGTAGTTGCTAATAGATTGGTAACAGTACCGCTGGCAAAATTGGCCGTGGTAATGCTGGCAGAGCCGCCTGAGAATGTTGTATTGGTAAGTATCCCAATAACGGCAGAGTCAATATCGGCATTGGTAATACTTGCAGAACCACCTTGGAAGGTCGTTGCCCGAAGATTGGTAACAGTACCGCTGGCTATGCTGGCATTGGTAATACTTGCGCTACCATATCCAAGCGTGGTTCCTGATAGCGTTGTAATGGTTGCAGAAGTCGGAAATATAAGGCTTCCAGAGTAGTTAAACGCTTCAACAATGTCGGTGCCGTTGCAGGCCAAAATAACTTTCGCACCATTTGGGATGCTGACACCAGTCTGTCCGGAACACTTCGCGGTAACGGCAAAGCCACCGGAGGTGTTGTTATGGATGAAATAGAGCTTGGTGCTAGTCGGCAGAATGATGTCGCGTGTGGCGCTCAATGCGCCTTGCAAGACCAAAACCATGTTTCGTGCCACGCTGGAAGTACCATCAGCGATGCTTAAACTGGTAGAGCTTGCGCTGTCTGCAACGGTCTGTGAAACATAGCCTGCAATAGCCTGCTCAATCAGCGTGCCGAGGTTTGTATTTGTGGTATTACCCCATGTACCAGCTTGGTCGCCAGTACCGATAAGAGTAAGTTTTAAGTTCGTGCTGTATGTGATTGCCATGAGGGTTCCTTATGCCGCTATGTCTGACCAATTTGGGTTTTGTGTACTGTCAACATCAATCCATACACCAGATTGTGAATCGTTTAAATCTTGCCAATTAGCATTTTGGTCTGGGTTAATGATACTCCAAATATTCACACTTCCAAGCATTGCAATAGCTTGGAGGCCAGACACCATAACTTCAACACTTATATTGTTTGTAACATTGCCAACTAATGCACTTGCTTGCTCACCAGTAACAAGAATTGTTTGATTAATGGAAGCCGTTACTGTGCCAACATCAACAGTAGCCTGCTCGCCCGTAACATCTATCGAGGCGCTCAAGGTTATCGAAACATCGCCTACCGATACGGTGGCTTGTTCTCCAGTTACGGCCACTGTCGGGCTGGATACAACCGTTACGGTGCCATCAGATACGGTTGCGGTTTCGCCTGTAACCAAGACATCTGTGCTGGAGGTTGCGGTTACATCGCCTACCAATGCGGCAATCTGCTCGCCTGTGACGACAACAGTTGCGCTTGTCGATACGGTGACAACGCCATCAGAAACAGTAGCCTGCTCTCCAGTGACGGCAACATTTTCAATTTCAGTAATTGCAACCGTTCCGACAGATGCTGTCAGTTCCTCTCCGGTGACATCAACTACAGCGCTAGAGGTTACAGTGACATCGCCTACCGAAACGGTGGCCTGCTCTCCCGTAACCTCAACAGTAACGGATGCGCCAGCAATGACATCGCCAATCGAAACAGTGGCAACTTCACCAGTAACAACGACGGTTGTGCTGGAAGAAACCGTTACTGTACCATCTAATGCGTTTAAACTTTCTCCAGTTATAGGTACCGTCGCATCAGAGGTCGTGGTAACGGTGCCAACGGATACCGTAGCAACCTCGCCGGTCACAGCCACGGTTGGGCTGGAAACGATGGTTACGGTGCCAACGGAGGCAGTAATCTGCTCCCCGGTAAGCGTAACTGTTGGACTGGAAGAAACCGTTACCGTGCCAACGGATACGGTTGCCTGCTCGCCAGTAACGACAACTGTCGGGCTGGAGATAATCGTGACGGTGCCAACGGATACCGTGGCAACTTCGCCAGTGACTACAACTGTAGGGCTAGAGGTTACAGTGACAGTGCCAACAGATACTGTGGCAACCTCGCCAGTAACCGAAACAATGGTATCCGGGACAATAGTAACCTGTACCGCGTTACCTGTTGAGCCAAACCCATCAAATCCCCACGGCACATCGCCCCACCCCATTTGAGGGTAGAGCGTAGCGGCTACAACGCCTTCAACCGGTACGGTTATGTCGGCCATAATAGCCGTCAGAATCTATTAGGCGATACGAATAATAGCGTTGGAAGCATCAGCGGTCGGGAACTGAATGGTGAAGGTACCGCTGGTAACGGTTTTGGTACCACCAAAGTTCAGAACGAGAACCGACTTGTTGGAGTTGGTAGCGTTGTAAATCAACGCGCCATCTGCCGAGAACGAAGCCGATGTCCAGCTAATGTCGTCAAAATCCGTAAACGCCGTGGTTCCGGTCGAAGTTGGGACTTGCGAGATAGTCAGGGTTTTACCTAGCGTGGTATAGCCGGAGCCATTCGGGACTTCATTGGTCGCGGTGTAGGCAGTGGTGGTCGGGCCAATACTTGCCGAGGTGGTGTACAGGGCAATGACAAATTTGTCCTGCGTATTGACCGTCAGCGCACGGTTGGTGGTGTTGAAGTTCATACCGCCGCTCAAGATGTCAGTCTTGAACGAGGTGGTGATGGATTGAGAAATGGGCATGACGATGTTCCTTAAAGATTTTTGACGAACTCGGCGGCATCGCCGAGGCCTGCTTCGGACAGCTTATTACAGATGGTTGTGCGCTCATTGGCCTGAGCTTCTTGAAGATAGGCCAAAAGAACTTTATGAATCTGCGACTTATGTGCAAGAGCCTGTTCACGAACTTCCGGGGCGCTCTCGTTGCCCACGAAAATAATTTTGTCGATGGCGCGGTCGGCTATTTCTTCGGCGGTAAAGCCGCGATTGTCTGCCACAAACACATTTACATTGCCAACATTGCCGAAGCCGGTTTCGCCTTTCATTGTACGGGTATCCTAAGTTGTCCACTACGGTAAGCATCGCGCCTATCCTTGCCATCGCCGAGCTGTTTAAGCAGATTGAGCGACTCAAGGTACTTGTTCTCGTAATAGGTCGCTACATCAGACTCGCCTTTCTGGTAGATATAGGCCTCACGAAGACAACCATATAATAACACCGTCTCAAAGTTGTCTCCAAGCCACGAGGTACCAGCGGTCACAATTGATTGCGGGTAGTAGTAGTAGTGCATTTCGACCCCATAATTGGCATCCGGGGTCGGGCCAAGAATGAGCGTATTGTCGTCAAAAATGGCGTAATACTGGGGAACGCCAGCCGTTGATGGGTCTGGATAGCATTCCCGAACAAAGTTTACATCCTTGTCAATAAGGAAGGTCTGAGCCTGCGTAACCGGGGCAATGACCGCCAAGGAGAACGCCGCCAGCCAGTCATCGGGCAGGGACAGGTATTTGTTCCCGGAAGTCATGGTTCCGGTGACATTCTTACGGATGGCCGGGAGCTGGACGCTATTGTAGATGCGCTCCTCGGCGACCTGCACGAAGGTCGGAATATTAGCTACAAACGAGGCCTCGGTGGTCTCGCAGTAGTCTTGAATGAGCTGGGAAAGCTGGGAATAGTTCATTGTTTAAACTCAGGTAATTACAACGGTAATTTCGCCTATTTGGACCGCCATGTCCAGTTCATTCGGGGTAAGCGGGTCAACATAACTGTAAGCGCCACCAACAGGGTTCCAGCCCCACTGAATCTGACGACTGCCGTTTGCGCCATCGTTTCCGGGCGCATAGTAGGTCGTGTCAGGACGGGCGTTCCGCAAGGCTTGTGGGTCGTCAGCCTGCACTCGTCCCAGTTGAAGCTGTGGCTGGTCAGGTTCCCAGCACTCGTCACACACTCGGATACTGGTCGGTAGCATGTTAATGACCAGTTGGCGCATTGCGTTTAAATGGTCAACACGCTGTCCACATCTGTCGCAAAAGCCGTGGGCATATTTACCTGATGAATATGCACCGGGCATTTAGATGCTCCGGCCAATGTATCCCATCTGCGGAACGAACCGGGATGAGGATTTATCGCGGTCTTCTCCGGAGGCCAATTCCCACTGCTCGTCATAGACCTGTTTAAGCATTGCCAGACGGTCGGAGGCTTCCGGCTTCTTCATGGCGATGTAGTAGGCCAGACCGGCAACCAAAACCGGCAGGAAGCGGGCAGGGACATCCATCGTGTTTGAGCCACCCGTACCCACATCTTGGATACGGCGCAGGTACCAGTAGGCCAGCGTATAAGGCTGGGTGCCATCTGGTACAGGCCATAGGTATATCACCGGGCGGGTGCGCAGACGGTCAACATAGATTTGCAGGGGCAGGCCCTGTGTATTCTTGTTGTTAATGTGCGCGTACTCGGACACCGAAATTCGGGTCATGGTGTAGTCCGCCTGACTGGTCGTACTGCCATTGTTTAAACGAATCTGATGCTCAATGATGTCGATGGTGTCCAGTGGCAGGTCGTAGGTGATTTGACCGGCAGTAAGGGTCATTGTGGCCGATTCGACCGTCCACAAGTTAATACCCCGGTTCGACCACTCCTGCGCCATAAAGTTCATGGAACGGCGAGCCGTTCTGAGGTCGTAACCCGTCCTCAGTTCCAGCCCGGCACGCTCATACGCTTCTTCAACAAGCTCAGAGAATTCCGGGTTGAATGTCGCTGTTCCACTGGTAGCCATTAGCGCACCGTACCTTTGGTATGGCCCTTGATAGCACAGCCGTCAATACGACCGCCCTTCTTGTAGCCGATAGGAGACATGGACTCCGGGGCTTCAGGAGCCTCGGATTCCGGACCAATATCAATTTCGATTTCGACCATCGGCTCGGAGTCACCGCCGCCGTTGCCACCACTAAGTTGCGGTTTCATTTTTTCTTGCCTTTCGACTTAGCTTTGCCCATCGATTTGGCTTCAGCCTTTTCATGTTTAATCATGGATTTCGGAGCGCCTTTGGACTTCATAAAGGCGATTTCCTTTTTCATCATTGCTTTGGATTCTTTTGCCATAAATCACCTCGTTAAATGTTGCGGCCTTTAGTGTGGCCTTTGATAGCACAGCCGTCAACACGGCCACCTTTTTTGAACTTTGCCACACCGGCATTGGCGACATCAGATGCCACCTCTTCCGACACGGGTTTCTTTTTCTTGCGGTCGCCGAGCTTGGACAGGAGACCCATCGCGCTCATGTTACCGCCAAACGCCCCGTGGCCCGTTACAGCGCCGTACAGCGGGGAAATCGTACCTAATAGGTCTTTGCCTTTCATTTTTTCAGTCCTTTTGTCATGCCACGAGTGGCACACCCGTCAATTTTACCACCTTTCTTGTAACCACCACCCGGACCAACAGGGGCCGGGGCATTTGGGCGCATACGCTTGTTCATGCCGTCAAACTTTTCAGGCATTCCCTCTAAGCGGTCTTTAACTACTTTGCGCATATTTTCCATGCCGCGCTGTTCGCGCATTGGACGACCATCGTTTAACATTGGGCGATTCATAGGCGAACTGTAGTTACCCATATTTCCGGGCATATTGGCACCACCCACGCCACCAAACTGCAACGGTCCAACACGGAAGTCAGACGGACGAGGCAGTGGGGTCGGCATTACTTCTGGGCCAATAGGGCCACCAGCGGCATATTTGGATTTCTTTTTCATGTTATTTCTTCTTCTTGGCCTTGGCCTTACGGGCCTCGGACAAAGCAATGGCGACGGCCTGTTTCGGGTTCTTCACGACCGGACCTTTCTTTCCGGAGTGGAGGTCGCCTTTCTTGAATTCCTTCATCACTTTCTCAACTTTTTTCGGGTTGGCTTGACGAAGGGCGTTTGGTACAACTTTACCCGGCGGGCGGGCGATTTGTTGACCCATGCTGGAACGACTAATTGCCATATCTGTATCCTCATCTTTGCGGAACAAAATCCATCGACCAATTTTCTGGAAGAATCGTTTAAATGCCTGAATCATTTTCGACCTCTCTTTGTCATGCCACGAATTGCGCAACCATCAATGCTTTTCCTTTTTACAGGAGCTTGCACTGAGGCTCTTGCCGGGGAAACCTTTCCGCCATGACGGTAAGAAGCCGGTTTGTCTAATGTTTCAAATGCTTGATTAACTGTTTCTGGGCGCAATATTCCTCTTTCCCGCTCTATCCTTTTTTTGATTATCTCATCTTCTCCTGCGTTTAAGTCAGGAGAATAGGTTAATCCAGTAAAAAGAACATTACCACTTGATAAAGCACCTTTCAAAAAGTTTGCGCCAGCCTGACTTGCCGCGCTTCTTCCCGCTGGCGTGGTCAGCCCTTCTTCAAAGGCTTTTGCGACATTCGGCAGGTTCCTTTCGACAAATCCGGGTTTCGGAACAGCACCTCGTTCAAGGACTTTTTTATACTGACCTTTACCAACATGCTTGTACACATCTACCTTGTCAGCCGGTAGCTCAGTCAAATGCTTTCCATCCTTTCCGGTTGGGAACATTGTGGAGCCTTTCCCATGACGAGAGCGTGTTGACGGCTTGATGGAGGGGTCTTTTGTAGCAATTACATAATGGTTTGGATTGCTTTCAGCATACCTTAAAGCAATTTCCCCTTTTGAAAAAGAAGGGAATGCAGTTGGTCTATTAGCAAGAGATACGCCTCCTCCAGTATTCGGCTTTGGCTTTGCATTATAATTTGTCCGAACTTTGCCGCTATCAAGAATATCCTGATATGCAGAATCACCATGAATGACTCTGTAAAAAGCATCGGGGTCAGTTTTGATTCTTCCAGCCATTACCTTCTTCCTCCTTTGGCTTTCGCTGATTTCGGTTGAAGATTGCCGCCTTGCCGATTCGATGACTTATCGCTCTGGGGACGGAGATTGTTTCTGCTGGTACTGCCACCGCGACTAAGCGGATTCTTGTGGTCAACGACTTTGCCGTCTCCTTTGCGCACCACACCTTCACGCATGAGTTCCCGGCGAGCGGCATTGCGCTTCGCACGGTCTTTCACGCGCTGAGGGTCTCCATTCAGACGCTCACGGGTATAGTTGCGGGAGGAGGCCTTTGCCATATCAGCGTTTCCGGCCCTGCGGTTTGCGTATCATTCCACCTTTAGCCTTCTTGTCCGGGAACTTATTGGAAATAGAAGGAAAAGTTTTCTGTATTTTCCTGCCAATTTCTTCAGTTGGCTTACGCAGTTTATCGAGATTGTCACGGAGTTTTTCTCCGAAATCT